GACCCAGAGCAGCCGCCACAATTAGGTTTACTTGCAAGACAAACATATCCAGAGTTAAGAGATTCAACACAAAGAACATTTTTTGAGATTTTACACTTATTTGGTTTTGTGCGAGGTCATCATTATGAGTACAAAAAACAAGAGAATAGGGTCATATTTAGTAATGACCACGAAGTAATATTGAGGTCACTCGATGACCCCGCAAAACTTTTAAGTATCAATCTTGGATGGTTCTATATTGACCAAGCTGAAGAAGTTGCTGAAGAAGTATATCTAACATTATTAGGAAGGCTTCGTGCAGTTGATAATGTTCAAGGTTGGATTACTGGCAATCCATTAGGCCATAATTGGGTTTGGCAGCGTTTTATTCATGACCCAATACCAGGGCATAAGATGTACAATGCTCCAACAGATGAAAATAAAGATAACCTACCAGAAGGCTATATTGAGTCATTAGAGAAGAATTATAACGAAATTTGGGTTAATAGATATTTATTTGGCTCCTGGGATGCGTTTGAAGGACAGATTTACCCAGACTTCGATACTAACCTCCATGTTGTAAACGACAGAAGTTTACCATCAGAATGGACAAGAATTATAGCAATAGATCATGGAAGAACTAATCCAACTGCGGTATTATGGGGAGCGATTGACAATGATGATGTGTTGTGGATATATAGAGAGCATTACGAGTCTGGGCAAGATGTTGACCACCATGCAAAGATAATTAATGCGTATAAAGGTGAAGGTTTGTCAGAGATATATCTTATTGACCCTTCTACTGGTGCGGGTAAGCAAGATGACCCAGAAACAATTGGGAATAGGTACAGAGCATTAAATGTACCAGTTGTTGGTGCTTGGAATGATGTCCAGGGCGGTATTGATAAGGTTACTCACTACATAAAAAGCAATAAAGTTAAAGTAATGCGAAGCTGCGTAAACTTTTTAAGAGAGGTTATTAATTATCAATGGGAGCAGCCATCAGCATCAAAGATTGATATGAATCAACCAGAGCGACCATTAAAAAAAGATGACCACGCAATGGATAGTTGGCGATATATGACTGCATATGCTTTTGATAATGTGAAATCTGCACCACCTAAAGAAGCAGAAGAAAAGTTTATTGAATCAATTATTTTAGAACCAGAAGTAGAACAACAAGATTGGGGTAACATTTAATGGCAATTGTATCAGATACTGCAACAACACTTGAGTCAAACATTCATATAGAGAATGTAGCTGAAACTGCTGACCATATTGCACGAATAAGAAGGTGGTTTGACCAAAGTAAGAAAGCAAGAGAGCAAAAGACTGATAGGTGGAGAAAGAACGAGAATCTTTATTATGGTAATCATTGGGGCAACGCAGCACCAACAACCAGGTGGCAAACTCGTATGGTGTACAACTTTCCATTTAGTGCAGTAGAAACCATATTACCAATCATTGGTGACTTCATGCCAGTTGTGGACATTATGCCAAAAGGTAGTAATGATATTTTCTTTGCTGATTTGATGCACAAAAGATTTCAACAGATTGCACAGAATACAAACTTATATACTAAAATCATTGAAAGTGTGAAAGATGCACTCTTATATGGTAATGGATTTATTGAAGTGCTGCCAGAATTTAACGAAGAAGGTGTATTTACTGGCTTTGATATTCAAGTTGTAGACCCTTTTACTGTAATACCAGAGGCTTATGCGACAGATATTGACCTAAAAGACAATAATTATTACTTGTTTTGTGTGCCAATGGGTCTTGATTCTATAGAAGAACAGTTTGGAGTTAGGCCAGGTGGAGAAGGTAATTTAGATGATTTTAGAGCATTTCAGATTGAAGATGGTGAAGCTCATCACAATGATAGAAAGAATAATAAGGATATGGCTCTTGTTATTGAGTGTTACTATGATGACCCAGATAAAGAAACATATCCAAATGGTAGACATACAATTATAGCGGGTGATACTTTATTAGTTGATGAGCCATTAGAGTTATATCGTATGCCAGTATTTATGATTGGTAATTATAAGTCACCACATTCATTTTGGGGTAGAGGTGAGCCAGAAAATGTTCGCACTATTGTAAAAACTATTAATGAAACAATGTCAGCAGTAGCTGATAACATTCGTAAAGCGGGTTTTCCTACACGAAAGATTACACCAAGAGCTAAAGCGAAAGCAGTTAGGCCAATTACTGGTAGACCAGGAGAAGAGATTTTAGTAGATGATCCAAATGATGTATCTTGGGAGCAGCCGCCAACAATTCCGTCTTATATACAAAACTTTGTGCAGCAGAATACAATGTTTATGGATGCAATTACTGGTATACAAGATGTTACTCAAGGCAGAACACCAGCAGGAGTTAAATCTGGTAGAGCTATCATGGCATTACAAGAAGCCAGTCAAACCAGAATAAGATTTAAGATTAATCAAGAAGTTAAAAGATATGTAAGAGAAATCGGCACATATATGGTCAACCTTATGCAGATATATGATACTGAAATATCAGAAATAAGAGAGAAAAACCCATCTGGAGCCTATGAATTTGTTGAATATAACCCTCAAGGTGTATTTGATGTAGAAGGAAATCCAGAAGGTTCACCAGAATTTGACCCTACATCTGCAAAAAGACTTATGGATAGTGAGTTTGATGTTGAGGTGGCAAGTGGCTCAAGATACCCAGGCGGTAGGTTAGCAAAAGAAGAAAGAGCGATAGAACTTTTTACTACTGGTATATATGGCATTGAGGATGTTGTTAGAGCATTAGACGAGCCAGATAAACAAGATATAATTGAAAGGTTTTACCAAAGGCAAGGTATGGTTCCACCAGAGCAGCAGCAACAACAAGCTGATGAAGTTGGACAATTTGTTGAAATGGTAAATCAAGCGGGAAGTGGTTCTCCAGAAGAAGAGCAATTAGCTCAAATGATTATGCAGCAACCCGATTTAATGTCAAGTGAGCAATTACAAGCATTAGACCCCGCAATTATGGAACGTATTCAACAATATATACAAGGAAATCAAGCATAATGCCAACATTAGAAGACCCAAAAACTGGTAAAAAGAAAAAATTTAAGTATAACCGAGAAGGTTATAAAGCATATGCGAAAGCAATGGCAAAAAACAAAAAACAAACAAAGTCTTATTAGACCAATAGGGAGTAATAAATATGTCAGATGATAAAAATTATGATGATGTCACTATAGAGGCCTCTGATAATCTCTTCGGAGATAGTGAAGAGCAACCACAAGATGATGTCAAAGAGTCGGAACAGACCACAGAGTCAGCAGAGCCGACAACTGATGAAACTGAAGCAGTTGAAGAAGAGGTAGTTGAAGAGTCCGAGCCAGAATATGTATTTACCGATGAAGATGGTGGTCAATTCACCATTGATGAAGTGAATACTTGGCGAAAGGATAGCGATAATAAAAAGTCGTGGCAGCAATCTAATACTCAATCAGCACAGGAATTATCAGACCAACGAAAGGCAATTCAACCTATGATTGACCTGGCAGAGAAACTAAATGGTAAGAAGGATATAGTTCATACCATAAAAGAATATCTAAAAGAAGAAATCGGTGAGGATGCAGAGCAACTTTTTGAAGACTCTTTATCACTTGATACAGAAAAAGTGATAAATCCTTATGCCGAAGAAAATCAATCGTTGATGAGCGAACTTAATGACCTCAAAAATCAACAGAATATGGAAAAAATGGTAAAAGACTTTAAAACAGAATTTAAAGTCACAGATAGACAGGCTGAAAAGGTACTTGATTTTGCAGTAGATCATTATGAAAAAACACAAAGGGCATTGAGCCTGGAGGAAGCTCATAAAATCCTTCAATCCGAGAAATTGGAGAAGGAATTAGAGAAGGCCAAAAGGAAAATGCCAAATCCACCGACAAAGGTCAACAAAACTCAAGGTGCAAAAGACATCTCTCAAAAAAGAGACCCAAACAAAAGAATGTCTTATGAGGATGTTGATATAAGTGGATTTAACATCTTTGGATAACCCAATAAAATAAGGAAACACATAAAATGCCAACAGATAGTTTAGCAAGTGTAACCAGTTTAGAGGCTCTGATTCGTACAAAGTATATGTCTGTACTTTACGACAATATTTTTGTTAAGAGTCATCCTTTAGCTGCAATGTTAAAAGAAAAGGCAAAAACATATAATGGTAGACAGATTGGAGTACCTCTTGAGTACGCTGATTCTGGTTCTGGTAATGTATACTGGGGCGGTCAACATGGTGCAACGGATTTAACTCCTGCAGTAATTGACCCATTTGTTCTTGCAAAGTATGAACCTAAAATGCTCACTGGTACTCTTCGAGTAACCAAAGAGGAAATGCTTATTATGAATAGTGATGAAGCAGTTAAAAATGTGATTAGTTCAAAGGTAAAAAACCTCCAGAAAACTCTGGAAGCTACTTTCTCTTCAAACTTACACGCTGCATCTGCATCTTCTGGTGCATGGCACT